CCCCGACAGACTAATTTCGAGATAGCTGATAGTTTCGGTCAGCTCCGGGTTTTGTTAAGATTCGGTTTCCATCCGCCACTTGCATGAGGCCAAGCAAGCTGGCCCTTTTGTTTTAAACCAGTTGTGTCTGGTCGTGAGAGTGGGACACTCGCACATTAATTGAAATCCCATTTTACGCTTACTCCTTCTCGTGCTCCAATTCTACATTCATCGCGGCTGACTACACCGGCTTTGTTGCCCAAATCAAGCTTCTAACTATCCTACTTCTCAACATTCTGGATTCTACAGTATGGTGTTCCTCCGGTTTCCATCACTCCTCACTCACGTCTTCCGCCACGAGGGACGTCCACAAAGAGCGCCAGCTCAACGTGTTGGGGTCATGACTTCTTTCCCGGGGACTAACTACAGGCTTCTTGCTGCGTTCCGATACCTCCCCTCAGGATTTTCAGTATAATTATATCTTGGTTTACATGGACTCAAGTGATATGAGATTACCCGAACATTTAACTCAACGGGTGAATAGATCAAACTGGTTGGCTTGCACATCTTCTCGGTCATTATCTACACTACATCAGCTATTTCGATTGCTGGCTAGCTTGGGCCACATTTGTTACGGCGGTGTCTGTCCGCCAGATCATATTCTTTCTTGCTGGTCGATCAAACCACATTTGTTTCGGCGGTGTCTGTCCGCAATAGATCGTCAATTCTTGGTCTCCTTCCTGAAACAACTTTCCGAACCCAATCACTTCTACTCAATATCTCATCATCTGGTATTAAGTTACGTTTATTAGGGCTTTGGATACGCCGTGTGATTTCAAATTGGTCAACTGATGCCAACCCAATCAACGGTAACATCAATACCTCCGCATAAGGAGACAATGCCATCACTATATCACCAACCCAAGTTGTGATATCTCCAGCTCCAACTGCTAGAGCATCAAATACTACGCTATCACCTGCATCTGCCACTACTTCCAACAAGTATTTCCACTTGTTATCATTGAGTACATAATCTACTGCGATTCCGCCTAGTTTTGCCAATTTGGAGATCCATCCATCAGCAGGGTCCGTTATGGGTTGTAACTCCAACGATGTTGTATTATCATTGGCATACCCTGTTTGCTCAAATTGTAAGAGCCCAGTGAATGGTTCATTAAAAGTGATGGCAGTTTGACCTTGCTTATTATCTGCTGTTGCAAAATTAACTGCGCTACCTGGAATTAGGGCATTTGGGTTGTCTGACTTAAGGGCACCCAACAAATTGTTATAATTTGCTGCAACTAAATTTGATTCAGCTGTGTCTGGTTCCGATTTGTGAAACGCTGGAACCATAAGGGTGATATCATAAGTAACCCATATCTCACCATAGGACTTGTTGGTCACATTTTCAAGTGAGTAATCTGGTACATCGGTTAATGCTACAAAGACCGTACCAACGTCGTAGAGTTTTAAATTTTGAGTGAATCCTGATCGCAAAGTATGTCTCACAAATAAATGATCATCATAGCTTAACTCTTTTCGACTCAAAGGCATGGTTGATTTCATCCAAACTGCTGAACGAGTAGCACCTAAACTGTTGAGCATGGTGCTCTTAGATAGAGGTGGCTCGTCAGCGGGATCATAATCTACCTGCATTATTACAGCTCCACTTTCCAATGTGCTAACGAATGGTTCATACGAAATTGTCATACTGTTCACACAATAACGTTCGTATCCATTAGCAATTTTAGACAACCATGGGAACATTTCTGTATCTCCTGCGTTGATACCAAGCTCCAAAACTCCATTTTCAAATGTATAATCTGAAGTTATATTTTTGATGAATTCACGGTGTCTAACTCGTGTTGATCCAGCTCCTGCTGATGTTGTCTGGGGCATACCCCCAGACGTTCTCAACCCTGTTGATGTTGGTGCATTAACTCGTTGAGATCTATTATTATTTCTTTTCCTGTTTTTATTTCTATTATTATTATTAGTAAGGTAATAATTTAACATGCAAAAGATACCTTAATCTTTCGCGCGCGATTACCCACAAGCTCAAACCTATTAACACTATTAGTGTCTTAAGGCGGCACTTGGGCTTGCCTCCTGTGCTAAATAGCACTCCGCCTCTCGTACCAGGCGTTTTGTAGAAGCTAAGGGTACATTGCTTCTTCTAATCCGTAATCGCTGGTACCGGGACAATTATGTCCATATGCGCGCTACCTCGTAAGGTCCAAACGTCTTCCTTCTGGCCATGTTTTCCTCCTTTTCACGGTGGGTCGCCGGGTTTACACTTGCAAATAGTTTTCCTTCTATTCCCCATACTAGGCGTGGTGGTCGCCCCTTATTATACTGGAAGAGCCCAGTTGGCGTTGAGTTACGCCATGCGTTTATATTTTTGTTCAGGTTCCGCTAAATATTGATGGCTATCCAAAGCCCTTTCAGGATCAAAGACAGATTCAGTAAATCTAGGATCAGGAAGTTCGTTGTAATACTTCTCTAGGACAATTTGTTCAGACGGTGTAATGTCGAACGCGAAGTAAAAACTAGTCCTTTCCTTCATAGTGGGTTCACGGTACTTGAACAACATCCTATCAACCAGCTCTTGTCGGTACTTATAATAATAGTCCCCAACCTCTGGTATCCAAGGTGTTGCTCCTCTCCCTAACCACATGTAAAAATTTTGAAATATAGGTGTACCACTTGACATCGCCATTCCGCAACCAGCCACAGCCCCTATTTGTTTATTATACACCTTCTTAACATTAATATGTTTGGTGCATACAAGATCGCTGTATAGCCGTTTGCTTGGTCGTGGTGTTAATACATACCCAGATTCCTCGTTAAACACGGGTCGCGCTTGACAGAATTCAATCTCCTCAAGTGAGGAGAAAATCCCTTCAAC